GGAATATGTGGTTTTTCGTTGGACATACTGTAGCCTATTTAAGGTTGCGTAGTTTATAAAGGGCTGACAGATAAGTTTCTACCGCAGTATCAATAAGATTCTGAATAGGTGTGTCTGTCTTCTCAACGGCAGTATATCTAATCTTTTCAAGCATTCCAAGTTGTTTTTCAAGAATATCAGCAATATCGCCAGTATCTGTTTCGGTAAGCATAGGAATTTTACCAATTAGCCCATGACGCCCTTGATAGGCTTCTGCAATAGCGTCTGCGTTATCAATGATTTCATCATAAAACGTGCCAAGAGCCATATGCTGTGAAAATGAAGTTGTGCTTAAATGCGCACGATGAGCAACTTCTCGGCTTAAAAATAAAATAGCTATTAAACGTGCAATCATATTAATTTTTCCTAGTATTTAGTTATATTCGTAAACAACGATAATTCCGCTACCGCCAGTACCAGGACCACCGCTATATCCAGGGCCGCCGCCACCGCCGCCATATATACCATTACCACCAACAGTTGCATATCCACCAGCATAACCACCTCGACCAAAAAATGGGGGATCACCTCCCTGGCTACCAGTTGTACTTCCTTGGGTTGCATTGGCTCTGGCTCCAGGGATATTTAAATCTCCACCGGATGCTGTTCCACCTGGGCCACCTTGGGGATATCCACCAGGATTAGAGCTAACACCACCGCCCATGGCAATCATGGAACCAAAAGTTGATTGCGCGCCAGAAGTATCTGGCCCCGCCGTCGCAGCAACGACTCCAGCAATTGAAGCTGTGGACGTTACATCTATCATTTTAATTGCGCAACTACCGCCGCCACCACCTGCAAGACCTGTTCCAGATTGCGCACCGCCGCCGCCACCAATACAATACACATATATCTTTTTTATACCCGCCGGTCTAGTCCAAGTAAATGCACCAGGAGTTGTAAAGTACTGAACAGAAACAAACCCACCAGCACCGCCGGCAGGAGTAAGGTTAGCCAAAACAAAAGCCGTAGTAGCTATCTGAGTTGTATTAGTACCAACCGCAGCAGTTGGTGCTGTAGGAGTTCCTGTTATTACTGGCGAAGCTAAAGTAGCTACACCAGAAAAGTTATTAGTACCACTAAATGTGTTATTACCACTGTGAGTATTGTTGCCGCTAAATGTATTAGTACCACTATGAGTATTGTTGCCGCTAAATGTATTAGTACCACTAAGCGTACCACTACTATCAAATTGCACTAAATTATCAAAAATAGCAGATACTGGCCGCATAGCGCAACCAGAGCCAGAAAGAAAAGCTTGTGCTGTTGTACCATCTTGGGCGCGAACAACCGTTAATGTGTCTGTAACTTTAGCGGTGCACTTAACAATTTCATAGTTACCAACGCTATCAAATAAAGTTGCATAGAAAAAGCTACTTCCACTTGGTGATGGAAATAAAGTACCCAGACCTGCGGCTAAAACAATTGTAGTATCACTAGTAGTAATAGACGCTGCTAAAGTTGCAGTAGCATTATTTTTAAATAGAGCTGGCATTTTTTTACCTTTATTTGTTAATTTAATCCTCTTTTGGATACTTAGCCTTAACCGCTAAGCAATCCGCTATGTATTTATCAATTTGTGCTTGGTCACCCTTTACTACACCGTCAAGGTAATCGGTAATTGGGGGATAAGACAATCTGCGTTTTTCAGAATAATCTATATTTATTCCAATACTTTCTAAATATTCAACAGTCATAATTTTCCTCTTTAAGCATATTCATAAATAACTACAAGACCAGAGCCGCCACTACCGCCTCCGCCCCCATATCCTCCGCCACCGCCACCGCCACCAAATCTACCATTAGAGCCGCCTGCACCGTATGATCCTCCGCCACCGCCTACTCCAAAGAGAGCTGGATAACCGCCGTTCCTTCCAAAGTAACCACCACTTACATACATGCCACCACCATCTCCACCATTAAGGGCAATATCTGATCCTGACGTACCGCCGCCTGTACCACCATAGTTATATCCGCCTGAATCTGCGCCTCCTCCACCAGAACCTGAAATGTAGATTGAAGAAAAATCTATATATGAACTTTGTCCTGCAGTACTTTGACCACCACCTGTACCTACTCGCAAAGTGGCTGTTGTAATAGATGATGCACTACTTATAAATTTAACTGCGCAGCCCCCTGCGCCGCCTGACGAAGCACCAGTGCTAGTATAAGATTGCCCTCCACCTCCGCCGCCAATGCAAATAGCATAAATCTTGTTGGTGCCTGCAGTTTTGGTATATGTATAAGTACCCGCAGTTGCAAAAACTTGCACATTAATTAAAGATCCACCACCACCTGCTGATGCTAAAGAAGTCCAAGTAGTGCCGTTAGATGTAAGTACATTACCGTTTGCCCCAGGAGCTACAAACAATGGTGCTGATATTCCATTACCAAGAATGACATTATTAGCAGTTAAAGTTGATGCTCCTGTACCTCCATTGGCTACAGCCAAAGTCCCAGCTGTAATGCTAGAAGCATCAACTGTCTGTGCCGCTGAAATACCAGTAGAGCTTACTCCTGATATTGAACCTGTACCATCAATTGTTATAGCCATAAATAAAATCCTTTGTTATTTACACATCGCCCGTGTTTGTTGACGGGAACGCACGACCTGCCCCCCAAATAATACGAACTGCACCAGTCCCACCAGCAGAAGTTACACCTGTGGCATTGTCCCATGACCCACCGCCTCCACCACCAGGAAACCCACCCGAACCACCTTGTGAAGGATAACTCATTGCACCATTTCCATTACCGCCCGATGTCGTTGGGTTTGTAGTGCTGTTTATGTTTGCGCCACCGCCACCGCCACCTGTTACGTTGTATTGACCATTACCACCACTACCACCACCGTTTGCACCAGCAAATCCAGAAGTAGATGTACCGCCGCCACCGCCAGATCCATAACCTACTCCTGCACTACCAGTACTTAATGAGAATGCCCCAGTTCCACCAACACCAGTAAATCCACCGGCACCACCACCGCCTCCGCCTCCGTCGTAGCCACCACCACCACCTCCACCATTGCCGCCGCCAGTTGTAACGCCGCCTGGAGTGCTACTAAAACTATATGTACCACCTGAACTACCGGGGTTTGTAGGGTAAGGGTACCCTCCTTCTCCACCATTACCTGTCATTGCAAAAGACCCAACAGTAAAACTAGATGGGTTGCCGTTTTGTGCTTTGCTACCATAAGCACTAGCACCAGCAGGACCACCAGCGCCAACAACTACAGCATAAGAGTTCCCTGGCGTTACAGGAATGTCATTAGCGTAAGCTAATCCTCCGCCGCCACCGCCACCGCCACCGCCGTCACCAGCGTTGCCATCATCCCCTGCGCCCCCTCCTCCAACAGCAACGGCACAAATTGTTGTAACTCCCGCAGGAACTAAAAAAGAATAAGATCCTGCGGATGCGTAGACTTGCTGGCCCCCACTTATACCACCAATGCTAGCCAAGACGCCTTGTAAGATCCCAGACATTACGGTGTATATCCTTGAGCAATAGAGCCGTACCAGTTTGTACCGTCAGATATAAAAGACAAAATGTCCATCTTACCAGCGGTTGCCGTTATTGTCGGCGCTCCAGCAGTTCCAAATTTAACACCAGTAAATGTAGCTGTGCCGTTACCAGTAGAGGCTGCTTGCTTAAGTAACAAAACAAAAGACTGCCCCGCTACTGCTGATGGCATAGTAAATGTACACGCTGTAGAAGCTGTTAACGTAGCTGTTTGTACTGTGCCGCTTGCTAAACTTAGTGTGTTTGAAGATGTAACTGTACCAATAGCAACTACGGCTTCTTTATAAGAGCCACTAAACGATACTCGCTGACTGGTATCAATAGACAACGCAGTAGTACTTCCGTTGGTTGCTAATTCTAGTACTCCTGAGTTATCGCCTGTTATAGCAATTCCTGAGCTAGTTGTTGCGGATACAATGCTTGGCATTTAATTTACCCCCTCTATAGGCGCTGTTATCTCCACCCAGTTAGTTGTTGGTTCGTCCCAGCGATAGGATTTTCCGTCATTTGGGTATGGTACAGGGGGGTCAAACATGCAAGTAGTCTCGTTAAACACCCAAGAAGCTGGACCATTATTTGCGGCAAAAGTAGCTTTGACTTGATTCTGAAGTGCAACTATTTCTTCACTAGTCATTGGGTCGCATGCGTATGTGTCTGCCCAAACGCCATCGGAACGTTTCTGATAACTTGTCCTGCGATTTTTTTCATACGGAGTTGGTATTGGAGCAGGTACACGTTCAAACCGAGCAAAGTTACTTGGTAAGTTATTAGTATCAATATCTGGAAACGCCTCACGAAAGTTGTCGCCCATAATTGGATGGTTAACTGTTTGTCCGTTTTCATCTACTTGAATAAAAAGTTCCATACTATTTCCTTAAATTAAACATCAGGGGCATTGTATGGGAATGATCTTGGTGCACCAGGACTTCCACCTTGCCACATAATTCTTACTCCACCAAGACCTCCATAACCACCACCCCATCCTGATGCACCGCCACCACCAAAATAAGTTCCACCGCTGGCGCCGCCACTAAACATACCGCCTCCAGTAGCGCCGGCTGATCCACCTGAACCACCACCGCCGCCTCCGCCAGCACCACCGCCAGTACCGCCTGCACCGCTTGCGCCTTGACCTGTAAGCCCAACACCGCCACCGCCACCGCCGCCGCCGTTATAGTAAGGGTAACTAAAGTTATAAAAACCGCCGCCGCCACCGCCGCCACCGCCGCCACCGCTTCCAGAACCCGTATCATCCCCACCATTACCACCAGCGCCTGTATAACCACCAGCACCGCCACCACCAGTAGATAGTGAATAAGGGCCACTAGGGTATCCGTTGTACCCAGCTCCTCCCGTACCACCATTACCACCACCATCACCTGTATAACTACCACCAGTACGTGAAAGATGCCCTGCGCCACCGCCGCCAGATACAGTGCCTGAACTTATAAAATAAGAAATTGCACCATTAAACTGGCCTGAAGAAGAAGGGCTATTGTAATTAAGATCGCCTGCTGCAACTGTGTATCCAGTTCCTGGTGTTACAGCAATATTATTTTTCCATCCTAAACCACCACCTCCAGCACCGCCTGCACCGTTTTGATAATATGTGGCGGTGCCATTACCTCCGGAACCTACACAAACTACGCTAACAGAGGTTACGCCAGCAGGACAAACCCAAGTGTACATAGAAGAACCACCAGCGTAGGAGTAAGTACCGTAATAGTATTGTTGGCCTGCAAGTGTAACTGGAGTTACTGAATTACTTGCAGCACTAGCAGGACCTGTTCCGTTAGCGTTAGTTGCAGTTACAGTAAATGTGTAAGATGTTCCAGTAGTTAAACCAGATACAGTAATTGTTCCTGAGCCTGATTGAGATACTGTTCCTGTAATACCGCCTGGACTTGATGTTGCTGTATAAGATGTAATTACAGAACCACCATCACTTGCTGGGGCTGTATATGTAACAGTTACCGAAGTCCCTGATGCAACAGTTGCTGTTCCTATTGTTGGCGCTCCAGGGGTTGCAGGACCACCTGTTAGGAAAGAATTACGGGCAGCAAACATTAGGTTAATCCAGTGCCTGAAATAATCCATTCGGTAGAGGTAATCTTAATTGCAGTAGCAACACCATTTGCAGCAAGAGTTCTATTACCTGTTGTTCCTGCACCTGCTAAACGCATGGTGTCGGTAGTTATTTGAATTGTTATTACACCAGCGCCATTTTGGTTGATAAACGTAACCGCAGTACCAATTGGAAACGCAACTGAGGAGTTAGCTGGAATGGTAAAGGTTCTTGCTGTGGTATCAGCAGATGGGTGAAAAATTTGTTTACCAGAATCTGTAAGAACTAATGTATATGCTGTACCTGATTGTAAGTTTTGTGGAATGGTTAAAAAACCAACGGCGTTTGTGCCATCTACTGTGCAATTAGTTAAAGTTCCGCCAGTAACAATTACAGTTCCCGATGTAGCTGGCAAGTTTAATACGGTAGAGCCAGCAACGGCTGGTGCTTGTAATGTAACACTTCCACTAGTTGAGCCTGATAAAATAACACTCATAGTACTACCCACCTTTTGCCAGAATTAACTGTAACTGAATAGCCAGAACCAATAGTAATAGGACCCACAGACATACTGTTATAAGTAATTGTAATATTTTCGTCAATATTTGAAGCGTTATAGGCAATTGCTTTTACTGCAGCAGTTCCAAAGTATTGACCGCCTGATGGTGGAGGAGAACTAACCCATGCAGATCCATTTGAAGTTAATAGATTACCAGCAGTACCTGAAGAAGTTAAACCTGTACCACCATTTACCGGCGCAACAACTCCAGTTACATTACCAGCAGTACCGGTAGTATTTTGATTTAGTGTTGGAATGTCTGCAGCGGCAACTGCCCTAAATGTAGGTGCTCCAGCGCTTCCGTTAGGAGCTGCATAAAAAGTATTAGCCGTTTGAGAACCAAAAGTGTCTTGTTTATTGTTAAAGGTAGTCCAATCTGCCGATGTTAAAGCACCACGAACAGAAGCCGAAGCTGATGGAAGGTTAAAGGTATGGACATCTGTAACGCTTGAGATATTAAAGTCTGAGCCTGATGTGCCTGTTGTAAGCCCTTGAGTTTGAGCAGTTAAGCCATTTATTGCACTAATACCGGTAGAAAATGTTGTAATAATTTCACATAAATGACTGTTTTCGGTGTGTAAAGTAATTGTTCTACCGCTGTGGGTTACATAAACTCTTATGACTAAACGGTCAGTTACGGCTAATGTAGTTTGAGGTACTGCTAAAGCTGTAAAATACAAATCAATAGATGTACCACCTGTAATACTTTCAGGAGCTGTTGACCCGCTTGAAATTAAAGTAAATGTTGTGCCATCATACTTATATAACTCTAAATAAAAACTAGGAGTACCTCCGGCCGCAGATGCACTAAAGTACATCTCAAAATTCCAATTACCTGCTGGAATTGCAAGTAAAGACGGATCGTTTGCATCTGTAATGAACTGGGCAATATAACCGTTAGCGCTAATGGTAAAATCTGTACCCGCCCCTAATATAGGGGTTCTGTTCATTTCATAATAGATATTACCACTAATAGTGCCTTGATTTACGCTACCATTTAAATAGTACGTAATAGACGCTCCGCCGCCGCTTCCTCCAACAGCAACGCTTAAATTACGAGTTGACCCTGTACCTGTAATATTGACAGAGCCGTTCGTAGACGTAAGCGTTTCTATCTTAGCGTCGTTAAGATTTGTAAAGTTGGTGTCGACCTCGTTATTAGTTAACGGCGATCCTTTACCAGCACGAGTAACAATGGTAGTCAAAATCTACCCCTTTATCCGTTTATTACTTACGATATTGTAATGGTCCAGGTGACGCTTAAGGCATCATCTACACCTTTGTTTACTACAGAAAATACTGTGCGGCAAAGCATAGTTCCGGCAGAAGCTGCATTAAAAATACCTGCTTCAGTAACAGCACCAGTACCTGTACCTGCTGGGAAAGTTGCAGTGTAAGTTACTACGTTAGTAGTAGCTGTTGAAGCAGCCAAAGCTACACGACCTAATTCAGACCCAAGAGTAGTATCCCCAGCTGCTGCTGCTGTTGTTCCTGATCCAACGGCCATATGACTCATGACGTTAGAAGCAGTACCAACCATACGTGAAGCGACAAAGTTCTTACCAACGGTAACAACTAGGTTTTTAAAATCATACTCTTCTTTTACCTTACCATCAGCACCAGTAACAACGACTCGCAAGGAGCCGGAGGCTTTTAAGTTTTCAGTTGCGTTCATTACAGCTCCTTATGTAAATGTGCGGGTTTGTCCCACATAATCTTCTAAAAAATAAGTTATATCGCAATAGTCTTGCATAGACAAGACTCCACTACTAGATAATACCGCATTATCCGATTTATTTGTCGCAAAAACAACTGTTTGCGTATCAGATACCGCTAATGCCTCGTTTAGTACCTTAATAAGTAAGTACTGAATATTTCCATCCATCATGTCTTGAAGGCCTATGCTTTCAGACAAGTTTTTAGTTATATCTAGAGCATCAGAATCAGAAACTGTCGCTAAATCCTGTTTTGGTGATGGATAAATATCTAAAACAGCTGCATCAGGAGCATTAAGTACGTCAGTAAAGTTACGTATGTATACTTTAAATACTTGAACTGCGTCAGATAAAGTCACAGAATCTGCTATTGCTTTTTGTGCGGCGTAAGTTATTGAATCTACAGGAACACCTAATGTATCTGCTAAAACTTTAGTAGTTGCTAAAGTAACTGCATCTGTTGGAGTTATTACTTCTACCCCTAAAACATCAGGAAAAGTCACAGCTGCACAAATATTTACGTCTAAATAACTGACACTAAAAGTAGGTTGTAGGTAAGAAACTTCTACTCTTACCGCTTGGTCAGGATTAAGACAATTAAATGCCATTAGAAATCAGCGCGTAAGGTAAAGCTAAGTAAGTCAAAAGCCGTCAAAATCTGACCATTAAAACTCATCTCAATTTCACCTTGATACTGTCCTGCTGGCACATCTAATGTAGTTCCTGGAAAACCAAAACGAACAACACCATTAACTGCATTTACTTTTGAACAAGTTAGTGTAGATAAAACTGTAGTACTACCAAGGGCACGAAACTTAACAACTACTGTAGTTGTAGCCGCTGAAAGGTCAATTGGGTCCCCAGTTTGCCGGTCGGTAAGAGTTAGAGTTACCTCTGGTAAATTGTCGTTTTGTACTATGCGTATAGTGCTCATGCCCACCTCTGGAATTCGGTTCTTGTAGAAGCTCGTGTAAGGCCCTTGTTCATCTGGATTCTAGCTCTACTGATATGATAATTAAACATCTTAGCGGCTTCAATAGCCCCTGCTTTATCGGTGTAATCCTGCCGTGGCTGAGCCAATAAACGAGCTCTAGCGCCCCAAGCAATAGCTTCTGCCCACTGCTCATAGATTTCAGAATCAATCTCCGTAGAGTCTTGAGTCGGGGCTAAAGCGGTTCTTAAATACAAAGCACCTGGTTGGGTAATATACGGAATAGGTACTAAAAGAACTTCTGGTTTAATAGTCCTGGTAATATACTGAGGTGATCCCTGCAACTGATCCCATGCCCCCATGCGGTAAATATCAGCTAATTCGTCAGGGCTTTTAGGAATAAGCAACGCAGTGTTAAAGTAAGCTTGAATGGGCCCTACCAGCTTGGTGTCTGCTGGGGTGTTAATTACATAACTTGCTTGCCCATTAACTATGTTAATAGCTGGAATGGTGTACTGCCAATAGTAAGTTCTTTCACAAAACTCAATACAAGCCTGTTTAATTGCGTCAATAGCAATAAATTCAGATGCATCAGGTACATATTGCAGTACTCGAGGCAAAAACTCGTCGTAAGAAACAGAAAAACCGTATGCTTGGGTCATGACTCAGATCCTGGTTTGCTTGGGTCTTTTGGAGCAAAATTTTGATTTGGGCTATTAGCTAACTCAGAAGTTGACTTAATTTGCATAGAAGCCATAAATGTAGACAAGTATCCGCTTGCAAGCTGTAATCCTGGAGCATACTCTGCATCTTTACTACAAGCCCGATAAAGAATGTAGTCCAATAGAACTGGCTCAAAAGTATCACTAATTGATATTACAGTACTTTCTGAAGTAATCATCGGAGGTACTGGAGCGTAATTAATTTGTACATAACCCTGACCATTGTTAGGAGGGTATACATAAAACACTGTCTGATCTTGTTGATCGAATATGTAATGTTTTGGAACTGCAGACCTTGCGGCTGCATGCCAAGTAGGGTTAAAAGAATCAATTAGTTCTCTAGAAGTTACTCGAATTGCACGCCCTGGCGTAGAGCCATTTGTGCCCATGTATCGAATAAGTTCTAATAAAGTCCATCCGTCTGACGGAATATTCTGTCTAGTACCTGCAACTAATTGAACTGTGCTGACTTTATTAGTCGCACTAGGGGACATGACAACAATTTGTTTCTGCCCTTGATTAAGCCAGTCTAGTAATTCAGCACGTGACCAACGAGTATTACCAACGTCAGTTAACTGAATCG